CACTGGCTCAAGACCGGCTACCTGGACCGCACGGACCTCAACTTGCGCCAGTGGCACTTCGAGCTGGCCGACAACCCGAACCTCGATCCCGAGTACATCGAGTCGCTCAAGCGCGAGCACTCCGCCTCCAAGCTCGTCTACCAGCGCATGGTGCTCGGGCTCTGGGTGCTCGCCGAGGGCGTCATCTACGACGGGCTCGACCTGGACATTCACGGCTTCGACGACGACCAGGCGCCCAAGCAGTTCGACGCGCTCCGGATCGTCGTCGACTACGGCACCCAGAACCCCTTCCACGCGCTGCTGATCGGCGTGCGCGACGGCGTCTCCTACGTGCTCGACGAGTGGCGCTACTGCGGCCGCGACACCGGGCGCCAGCTCACCAACGGCCAGTACGTCGACGCGCTGCTCAAGTGGCGGCCGGACGCGCAGTCGCTCGAGGTGATCGTCGACCCCTCCGCGAGCTCGTTCAAGGCCGAGCTCGCCGCGCGCGGCTTCTTCAACGTCACGGACGCCGACAACGACGTCAAGGAAGGCATCCTCACCGTCTCCAACCGCCTGACCAAGGGCCTGCTGCGCATCCACCGGACGCGCTGCCCGGAGCTGGTCAAGGAGATGGGCACCTACGCCTGGGACCCCAAGGCGTCGCTGCGCGGCGACGACCAGCCGCTCAAGATCAACGACCACGGGCCGGACGCGCTGCGCTACCACGAATTCACGCTCTTCGGCGACGTCTCCGGCCTCGCCGCGCTCGAGGCGCTCAGCGCCTGGTAGATCGAGGGAGGCCACGATGACCTTCATGCTGAACGTCGGCCAGCCGGCCACCGCGGAGCGCCTTGACGGCTGGAGCAACGTCTTCACCGGCATGGGCCAGCGCGGCCGCGACAAGTCGGCGTCGACCACCTTCCAGGGCGCGACCGACCTGGACGTGTTCTACCTCGAGCGGATCTACCGCGGCGACGCGATCGCCGCCAAGATCGTCGACCTGCCCGCCAACGAGATGACCCGCGCCTGGATCGAGTTCAAGCACGGCGACGACCCCGAGGCCGCCAAGGCGATCCTCAAGGCGCTCGCCGACATGGGCGCCCAGAAGTCGGTCCGCGAGGGGCTCAAGTGGGCGCGCCTGCTGGGCGGCGCGGCGATCGTCTTCGCCGTCGACGACGGGCGGCCGCAGGATCAGCCGGTCAACCTGGACGCGATCCAGAGCGTCGAGATCGTCAGCGTGCTGGACCGCTGGCAGATCTTCCCCGAGACCTACTACGAAGACCCGTTCGACGCGGCCAACGCCGCGAAGTACGGCAAGCCCATGCTCTACCGCATGGTGCCGATCTCCCTGGTCGCGTCGACGCGGCAGATGGACTCGCTCATCCACGAGACCCGCATCATCCGCTTCGACGGCGTGCAGCTGCCGCCCCGCGAGCGCCTGCGCAACTGGGGCTGGGGCGACTCGGTGCTCAACCGGGTGTACGAGGTGGTTCGCGACTACAACGGCGCGCACGGCGCGATCCCGACGATCATCCAGGAGTTCGTGATCAACGTCTACAAGCTGAAGAACCTGGCGGCGATGATCTCCCAGGGCGGCCAGGCCGGCGCCGACACGGTGATCAACCGGCTCGAGATGATGAAGCTCGCCCAGGGCGCTTTCCGCATGAACCTGCTCGACGCCGACGCCGAGTCGATCGAGCGCACGAGCCTGACCGTCTCCGGCCTGGGCGACCTGGTCGATCGCGTCGAGCGCAGGCTCGTCGCGGCCACCGACATCCCGCACAACATCTTGCTCGGCGAGGCGCCGGGCAGCCACAAGGCCTCGCTCAACGCCGGCAACGGCCAGGGCGAGAAGCGCGACTGGTTCGACACCGTCAAGGCCAAGCAGGAGGACGAGTTGCGCGGTCCGCTGGCCTACCTGCTCGAGCTGCTGATGCGCTCGCGGAAGGGACCGACCGGCGGCAAGCTGCCGAAGACCTGGTCGTTCGCGTTCGTGCCGCTCTGGCAGCAAGACGCCAAGCAGGAGGCGGACACGCGCCTGGTGCAGGCCCAGGCCGATCAGATCTACCTGGACCGCGGCGTGCTCTCGCCCGGCGAGGTCGCCATGAGCCGCTTCGGCGGCGACGGCTACTCGACGGACACGGTGCTCGACATGAAGGCCCGCAACGAGCTGGGCGAGCTCGAGGAGGAGGACGAGGAGCATGAGCCGGCCGATCCCCCGCCTCCGGCGAGACCAGACGACGAGCCAGCAGACGAGGAAGAAGGCGAGTAGGAAGGTCCCGCGCGCGCTCTACCCGCACGGCCTGGAGCTGGACTACTACCGCTTCTTGCTCGCGGAGGTGCGCGCGCTCTTCGCGTCGATCGACCGCGTGACGACCGCGCACCTGGACCACGTGCTCAGCCGCTACGCCCGCGTTCGGCGCCCCCGCGCGGACGCGCTGGCCGACGATCTCGATCGGTTGTTCGCGCCGCTGCTCGCGCGCTGGGGCGCCCGGGCCAACGCGCTGCGCACGGCGATCGCCGAGTTCGCGACGCGCACCGCGGCCTTCAACCTGGTGCAGTTCCGCCGGCAGACCAAGGCCGTGTTGGGCGTCGATGTCCTCACGCGCGAGCCTTGGCTCCACGACGAGCTGGCGCTCTTCACCCGCGAGAACGTCGCGCTGATCAAGGGCATCGGCGAGACGGCGATCGCCCGGGTCGAGCGCACGGTCACCGAGGGCGTGCGTCGCGGCCTCGCGACCAAGGCGATCCAGGACTCCATTCAAGAGGACCTCGGCGTCACCGAGCGCCGCGCCAAGCTGATCGCCGTCGACCAAGTCGGCAAGCTCAACGGGTTGCTCTCCCAGCAGCGCCAGAAGGACGCTGGCATCGAGGAGTACACCTGGCGGACCTGCCAGGACCGCCGCGTGCGCCCAGCCCATCGAGCCCGCGAGGGCCGGCGCTTCCGCTGGGACGCCCCGCCGCCCGACGGGAACCCCGGCGAGCCGATCCGCTGCCGCTGCATCGCTGAGCCTGTGCTCGACCTCTTCTCGGACCTAATGCCCTCGACCGACGCGCCCGATTGGGCGGCGATCGGCACCCCCACCCGCAGGAGGAACTGAACCCCATGGACCTGAAAGCCAAGTATGCCGCCGTCAACGCCGAGGGCAACGCGCTCGCACAGCAGCTCGCGCAGCACCAGCAGGCGGTGCAGAACATCAGCGCCCGCCTGGCCTACCTCAACGGCCAGGGCCAGCTGCTGCTCGAGATGGATCCCACGCTCACGGAGCAGCCCCGGGGAGACGCACCCGCGAACCCGCCGGCCGACCGCGCCGTGAAGTCCGAAGAGGGCACGCCCGATGCCTAGCCCGATCTTCAAGGCGATCTACGCCAACGCGGGCACCTCCGGCGACGTCGCCTTCTCCCACGTCCAGCTCGCGATCGTCCAGCCGGACGGCACGGTCGGCAACCAGATGGGCAACCCGCCCACGCCCTCGCCCGCGAACATCGACGTCGGCGCCAACGGTGGCGCGGTGGACTTCGGCCTGGTCGAGGGCAAGTTCTACGCCGTCAGCTTCACCGAGGTGCCCGACCCCACGCCGGCACCCCCGCCCGAGCAGGCTCCCGCCGAGGAGCCGCCCGCGCAGCCCTAGCCCGACCAGGAGGTCGACATGACGAGAGTCAATCGCGTCGATCGCGGCCAGATCGGCAAGCAGAACCGCACGCCCCAGGGGTTCCTGCGCGTCGACGCCACGGCCACCCGCACGGGCGTGCTCGACTACCGCAACCCGGACGGCACCCTCCGGCGCGAGCTGCGCCACCCCGACGAGGTCGGCAAGGCCGAGAGCCTGCAGACGCTGGCCCTGGTGCCCGTGACCGACGAGCACCCGCCCCAGATGGTCACCGCCCACAACGCGCGGCAGTACGGGCGCGGCCACACCGGCGAGCAGGTCGTCCTCGACGGGGGTCTCGTAAAGACGGGCGTCACCATCACCGACGCGGACCTGATCGCCAAGATCGAGACGAGCCGCGCCCAGGAGCTCTCGTGCGGCTACACCTGCGACCTGGTGATGGAGCCCGGCGAGTACAACGGCGAGCGCTACGACGCGCGCCAGACCAACATCGTTTACAACCACCTGGCGGTGGTCCCGCGAGGCAGGGCCGGTCCGGTCGCGCGCCTGCACCTGGACGCCGCCGAGGAAGTGAGCCCGGGCGAGGAGCCCGAGGAAGGAGACCCCACACCCATGCCCAAGATCACCATCGATGGCGTCGAGCTGGAGGTGGCGGACGCCTCCACGGCTCTCGCCATCACCACCAAGATGCGCTCCGACGCCTTGAAGATCGAGCAGCTCGGCAAGGACGTCGAGAAGGCGCGCAAGGACGCGGACGAGGCCCAGGCCAAGACCGACACCGTGCAGGCCAAGCTCGACACGGCCGAGGAGAAGCTGAAGGAGCGCCAGGACGCCGACGTGCCCGCGCTCGTGCGCGCCCGCCTCGAACTCGAGCGCAAGGCCGCCCCGCTGCTGCCGGCGGACACCAAGCTCGACGCCCTGACCGATCGCCAGGTCAAGGAGGCGGTGATTAAGGCGGTCTCCCCCTCGGTCGACCTCTCGCAGAAGTCGGACGCCTACGTCGAGGCCCGCTTCGACGCGGCGATCGAGGACGGCGCCAGCCGCCAGAACCACACGGGCGCGACCCGCCAGGGCGCGACCCCGCCGCCGGCCGGCCGTCAGGACTCCCAACAGCGAGTCGATCACGACGCTGCGCGGCAGCAGATGATCGAGGACAACCGCAACGCCTGGAAGAAGGGGGCCAAGTAACCCATGCCTCAGCTCAGCTACAGCTACTCCATGCCCTCGGGCTTCCCGGGCCAGCTCGCCGACACCGACGACTTCCAGGCGCTGACCTACTTCGCCGCCGCGGCGACCCCCTTCGGCAGTGGCGTCGTGCTCTCCGGCACCAACCAGGCCGCTCTGCCCGGCACCGCCAATGACAAGTTTCTCGGCGTGGTCCTCCAGACCCAGCGCGAGCAGGGCTATCAGACGGGCGTCGCGCAGTACGCACAGGGCGATCCGCTGCCGGCCCTGACCAAGGGCCGCGTGAACGTGATCGCCGAGCAGGCCGTCAACCCGCTCGATCCCGTCTACGTTCGCTTCTCCGCCAACGGCGCGAACACCGTCCTGGGCTCGTTCCGCAAGGACGCCGACAACCCCGGCGCCGGCGCCACCGCTTTCCAGGTCCCGCAGGCCCGCTGGCTCACCGCCGCGTCCGCCGGCGGCGTGGCCGTCCTCGAGATCAACCTGCCGTAGCAGGAAGGAGACCCGCAACGATGCCTCCGATCGTCATCCCCCAGACCGGCCACCTCGACGCGAACGAGACGGCGTTCTTCGCCCGACAACTCGAGCACATCCTGGCCCGCATCTTCGAGATGCGCTTCCCGGCCCTCAAGGCCCGCCTCATGTTCCCCGTGAACAACGAGGCGGGCCCTGGCGTCGACTACATCACCTGGCACGAGCTGAACTACGTCGGCATGGCCGCCCTGATCGCCGACTACACGACCAACCTCCCGCGCGTCGACGCTTTCATGCGCGAGAACCAGGTCAAGGTTCGTCACCTCGGCGACGCCTTCGGTTACTCGATCTTCGACATCCAGAAGGCGAACCGCACGGGCGTTCCGCTCGCGGCCTACAAGGGCACCGCGGCGCGCAAGGCGGCTGAACTGAAGGCCGATCAGCTGGCCTTCACCGGCGATTCCACCACGGGCTTGGCCGGCCTGCTCAGCCACCCGAACATCCCCTGGTCGACCGTCGCGGCGAACGGCAACCAGAACGGCGCGACCAACTCGACGCTCTGGGTGAACAAGACGCCCGACCAGATCATCGCCGACGTCACCAACGTCTGGAAGTCGATCAAGGTGGTGACGAAGGAGGCGGAGATGGCGAACGTGCTGGCCCTGCCGACTGACCAGCACAGCTACATCAGCACGACGCCGCGATCCAGCGTCTCCGACACGACGATCCTGGAGTTCCTCCTGAAGAACCTGGAGGGCTGCGAGGACATCATCTCGTGCGGGCGCCTGGCCGGCGCTGGGGCGGGCGGCGCCGACGTGATGGCCGCCTACGATCGCTCGCCCGACACGGCCGAGCTGCACATCCCCATGGAGTTCTACCAGCTGCCGCCTGAGCTGAAGAACCTGGAGTGGGTCGTCAACTGTCTTATGGACTTCGCCGGGCTGATCGTCTACCGTCCGCTGGCGTTCGCGATCGCGGAGGGCATCTAGCATGGCCACGAACATCGTCACCAACACCCACGCGCGCCTCTACACCGTCGTGCTCTCCAAGGGGAAGCTCGATCTGGTGCCCGGGCACAACTCGGTCGACGCTGAGGCCTGGGAGGAGGCGAAGAAGCACCCGATGGTGCGCCACCGCCTCAAGGACGGCCACCTGGTCGAGGGCGCCGCCCCGATGCCCGCTGTCGAGACGCCGACGACCGACGAGGACCTCGACGACGATCCGCCCGAGGGCGGCAAGGACAAGTCGCAGGGCGATCCCCCTGCCGACGACAAGGCCAAGGGCAAGGCGTCCACCACGGTGGACACGCCCGAGGGCGGCAAGGACAGCAAGCCGGCCAAGTAGGCCGGCCAGCGCGGGATCCGGGGCGATCGCTCCGGGCCCGCGCACCAGAATTTCTGAGGAGGTCGCCACATGGCGGTTCAAGACATCCTCTTCGACGTGGCGCCCGAGTTCGAGACGACCGACCCGACGGCGCTCGCGCGGGTGCAACGCTTCATCGGCTACGCGAGCGCCGAGCTCTCGCCCGACTTCTGGGGCGATAAGCTCGACATGGCGACCGCCCTTCTCGCAGCGCACAAGCTGACGCTCGCGGCGCGCGGCGGCAACTGGACCGGCCCGGTGATCTCTGAGAAGGTTGGCGACATGGCCCGCGGC